ATCTTATCTGGGCGTAAGCATTACCGTGGTGATTACGGTTGTTTTCCATAGCCTCCCAGAGTGAAGAGGGAGTCATGAACGGATTCGGGCGCATCTTAACGGTATAATAAAGCAGATCGCTCCGGGCATCCTCAACACCGCCGTCATCACTTACCTTCTGGAGTGTAAGGGGCAGCTTTGCCACAGCCTCAGACAGCTTTTTCAGACACGCAAAATATGTGACCTCTGAAAGCCGCCCTTCGTCATACTGCGTCGGGTCAAAGCCCAGCAGCTTTCCGAGATTGAGTATAAGTGGCTGCATTGCCTCCGGCACAGGTTCAGCGCTTTTCTGCACCTTGTTTTTTCTGAAAAAGTCCAAAATAGACATCATTTCACCTCATAAATTCTCCATCATTTTCAGGAACAGCTCCATCTGCTCATTTACATCGACCTGCGGTTTCAGCTGCTTGCCTACTGACACAAAGTGCGCATCGATGGCAGCATCTACAGGGTCGATGCGGCGGTTTTTCTTTCCGGGCTGTTTGTCGATCTTGATCTCTCCGAAGCTGTTCGCGACTGTAACGGCATTCAGGAAGGAATGTGCCAGCAGTTCATTCCTGCGATTATACAGATACCTGCCCGACTTGACAAGGAGCTGTATGTCCTGTGTTGCATCATTAAGATTGCGGGCACTTTGCGTTACCGCCAGCAACGGCGCTCCGAAGGTGCGTTCAAGCTCTCCCAGGATCCCGTCAGCGTTGTGGGGATCATAAGCAATACAGTTTATTTTCAGGCTGTATCTGTCAACAAATTCCTTAAGATCACGGATTATAAAGCCGTAGTCGTTCTTAAAATCCGTCTGACCTCCCGTAACAGTTATCAATCCCTGTTTCTCCCACACATCGTATGGAGCAACATCCGTTTTTATATGCTCCTCAAAACGTCCCCGGGGCATATAGCTGTGACCGTCAACGAAAAATCTGTTGTCAGGAAGCAATGTTTCAACATCCCAGCTTGTCAGGTCGCCGCCGGAAGAAAAATCAAGCCCGATATTGACAGTTGAACCGCAGAAATCAGCAAAGCTCTTGTCAATACCGCAGGCAGCAAACTTCTCAGGATCAACGAATTCATTGTCAGTATTGCGATACCACATATTCAGGGATTTGACCATAAATTCCGCAAGTGTTGCGCCACCCATATCCCTGGCAGTACGGGCATCCCCGGAAAACGTTTCAAAATTCAACCTGTACTGAGGATTATCCGGATGTAACAGCACAGGATTTGCCTTGAACCACACTGCCGGATCAAAGGGATCATCCTCCTTATCGATGGTATATATATCCACAAAAAAGTCCTCAGCGCTTACAGCTCCGAGGAGAATGTTCTGACAGTATTTATCCATTTCAAAACAAAAGCTGTTCAGATCCCTGCCTCTCGTAGTTATCATTGAGATCAGTGTTTCCGGAAGAGCCTTTGTGCCCTTGTTCAGGGTCTCATATATGCTGTTGTCCTTGTGCTGGTGCAGCTCGTCAATAGAGCAGAAGATTGAGCGAAATCCTTCATCAAGTCCGCCCTCCTTTGACAATGCCTCAATGGTACAGCCTGTATGGATGCAGTTTATCGTAGAGTTATAATCCTTGATGTAAAACAGCTCCTGCAAATCGTTTTCGGCCTGAATGAAATTTCGCATTTCCTCCCAGACTATACGGGCCTGCCGCTTTTTAGTAGCAACTGTGAATAGCTTGCCGTTATTGTAGCCCGAAAAGCCTGCTATGTACGGCCCGTTGATGCCGTTTTCAAAGCTCTTTCCATTCTGACGCGCTTTACTCACATAGCTGCGGCGAAAGCGCCGCCTTCCGTTATCCTGTCTGATCCAGCCCATACGCAAGCCAAAATCAAAGCATTGAGTATCGAAAAGTCTGACAGGCCGCATTTCGTACCCCTCTGAGATAGTCAGCTTTTCAGCAAAGTTCAGGATCCGCTCGCTCTTCTTTACATCCCAGACATAAGGAAATTCCTTTGTGCCCTGCCTTTCAAGATCACGAAGATGCCGCTCACAGGCAAGACGGTGAAGACGTCCGCTGACTGTCTTCCCGGATACTACATCCTCAGCGTGTTTTGTTGCCCTATCCATTTTCCATAAATCCCTCGAACTTATTTCCCTTCGTAGTATCGGGAGCCTTAGGGACAACCAGCTTACACCGGCTTGTGATAGTCAGTCCTATGGAGGATGCACAGGTCTGAGCCTGGGTGAAGGCCTTAGCCCTCAGCCCCTCATATTTTGTCAGCAGCTCTGTGTAGTATGCAGTCAGGTCTTTATCATCAGCAGTAATGGCGCGGCGCAGCTTTGTCTGCATCTGACGCACAAGTCTGCTGTATGCAGTCCAGTCATCCTGAGCCTTGATGTATCTGCCCAGAACATCACAGTCAAGGTCGCTCATTATTTCAAGCTCCAGCAGAACTGCCGCAAGCTCAGCAAAGTGCTGCTTTTCTTTTTTTGTTGTCAGAAAGTCAGGAGGGATTACATTATCGCTGGGAGCCTTCAGCTCTGTGCTTTTCCTCTCCTCGATCTCGTTCTTTGTCAGGTGTTTTCTGCCCTTCGCAAGGAGCAGTCTGACAGGCTGTTTATTACGTCCCATTCCCCTCACCTCCTTATTTTTCGGAAAAAGGGAGTTTTTTCTACGGAAAAGTGGGGGCGCTATGTCGGTGCAAAAAATCTCATACTTTTTTGCCCACCCCTGCCCCCTTTTGTGATTTTAGTGAGCGATACTCACCTTATTCATCTCTGCTTATTATGGCAGGAGGTACACAGCGGCATCAGATTTGACGGATCAAGCCGCCTATCCGGACACTTTGTGACCTCTTTGATGTGGTGTACCTCAGTTGCAAGACCGCCGCAGAAAGCACAGCGGTAATTTGCCTGCGCAAGGATAAACTTTGACAGTTGTTTCCATGCTGCCGAATGATAAAAACGGTCACTCTCCTTATTGCGAAGCTTTTTGTTATAAAGTCTGTCATTTTGCCGCTTACTGTCAGCAGTTTTCTCGAGACAATCAGGGCATTTTGAATTGCTGTTATACTCGAAAAACTTGCCGCAGACGGTGCATTTTTTCAGGATCATCAGATTACCTCTTACCCACAGTGCACAAAAGCCGCCCATAACGGACGGCCTTTGCACTAAAAGGAGAAAAACTCATGCAAGCGTAACAAATTGCAGAGGACGGATTTGCACCGCCGACCTCGTGGTTATGAGCCACGCGAGCTTGCTGCTGCTCTACTCTGCCATTGGGCTGCCGGTCTGGTAACCCGGCAGACATTGAATGAAAGGAAAGAATAATCCATAATGACATAGTAGGTGACGCAGAGAACAGCAAGACAGGACCGCTCCCTGCTGTCTCACCCTTATATCACAATACCATTTTACTTCCTTTTACGGGGACATTACAGGACATTGGCTGTCAAAAAATACAGCTTGATTTTATGCATTTTGACTAAACCATGTTATTTTCCTTTCTGAATATCTGCAATGCCTCTCCGTGCCACCTGCAAGCTGTCTTGTCAGTGATCTCCATTCTCTCCGCTATATCTTCAAGCGTCAGGCCGTTTATGTATTTTTCTGTCAGCAAGGCTACAAACTGAGGATTATATACCCTCGATATCTTCTCCCTGATCTCAGCCTTAAGATCAACAAGCCTGTTGATCTCGGCATTGATCTCCTCCTGCATTGCTATGATCTTGTCGATTATCAGCATCGAACGGTTATCCCCACCCTGATGCACCTTATCCCCGAATGTCGGGCTTGATACCGAAGTTGCCGAAAGCCTGAGCCGGTACAGCTCACCCTGCTTTGCGTTTATCAGATCATCAAGTGCCCTGATCTGTCCGAGATATTCTCTTGCCGTCACCCTATCCCCTCCTATGCGTCATATATTCCTCTGTTCCACCAGTCGGCAGCCTTGCGCTCAGCCTCGATGGGGCTGTCCTTGTATGCCCGGACCTTTGTACCGCAGAAGATGCAGTAACAGGTCGTGATCCAGCCCTCGCGCTCTCCGTTCTGGTCACGGATGATGCCCTGCTTTGTGTAGTGACTTGCTTTTCCGCCGCAACAGCGGCAGAGGTCAAGTGTTTGCATCGTCAACCCTCCTGTTCCAAGCCGTTGTTGCTTTTGGCTCATATTCTGCACCATAAAAGCAGACATCAGCTCCGCATTTTTGACACACAAACATCACCGTTTTTTTAAACGGACCTATAAACTTCTTAACCTTTCCGCCGCAAAACGGGCAAGGCTTTAATTCTTCACTCATTTTCCTCGTCCTCCTTACCTGCGCTCAGTAATGCAAACATACACACCCCGAAGGCCGCGCCGAAGATCGCACCGACGGCAAAGCCGATTATAAGTTCAAGCATTATCCTCACCCCAATCCAGAGCCTGCCCGCAGTACTCGCAGTGTTGTGGCTGTCGGAATTGATGAATTTCGACAGCTCTGTCACAGCTCGGGCATATGCCCCACATTGTGTTTTGGGAAATCAGCTTTTTCGGTATCTGTTTTTCAAGAGCCTTGATAGCCTCGATCGCTATATCGAGTGCTTCTGCCATTTCTTTGCAGTCATCATCGTATGGCTCTCCGACTACTCCTGTAGATGGGTTGAAGTAGCACATCTCTCTATCGTACTTTAATCGTTCAATCGCT